CACGCTTTGTAGGGTGCTTGCACCCCTCCAACCGGAATTTCAAGTGTTCCGGCACACCGGCGCGCGGATTACTCCGTTAGCGCTGACTCGGGAACCCAGCGGATACAAGTCCGCCACTTCCCCTTCGTCGCGTTGACGCACTGACCTCCAGGATCTGGGGATCGGTGTCCAACGTTTTGCAACTGACTGAAGTCTACGAACCTTGCATTCCGTTCGTAGTCCGGAGTTTTCCGGAGTCGGTTGCGACGAAGTGAGTACGCGTACATCACGTCAGCACGAGCCTCGATGTGTTGAGGCTTATAGTCCAGCACGCGGCACTTGAATCCGCGATTTGGATCTGGCGGGGGAAACTCCACCACTGGCGTGAGAAAGCCCCCATCTTCTTCGAGTCCTTGTGGGATCCTAGGAAGAGGGCGGAGCTGATACATCTTCTTCAAGCTCCGGCATGCCTCACTAACGATTTTCGTTTCGGGAGACAAACGACTAGTCAACCTAATCAAACGGTTGTGTGCACGCACTACTTCAGAAGGATCTTTCACAAGATTCTTCTGGTAGACCGGTGTAACATCTCGTCCCCTGTGGTAGTGTTTGCCACAGGATTCAAAGAAGTTTCCATCTTTGAACGACTTGTCATCATTCACCTCAAAGCCGCAGACGCGTAATATCTCTACTACGCTGTCGTAAGCCTGTCGAGGAACGATGATGTCATCGCCGTAGACAGATACCGGACCTACTACTCCCAAATCCTCAACTGTTGAGCTCGCAAGAGCCCAAAAGATGAGAGACTCAAGCTCGAAGCAGAACGCGTTCCCCATGGACACGAACTTTTCGGTCCGTACCCAATCCTTTTTCACCCTAGTTTCAGGTGAACGAAGGAGGTCTAAGAAGAGCGCCCACTCGAGCGGGAGTAAATGGAAGACAAGTTCACGAGATATGGAGTCGGACGCAGCGCTCAAATCGAGCGTTGACAACCCGTCCTCGTACGCACTGCGCGCGAGAGACTGATTGATGGACTGATCATCCAAGTCGACTCCAAACCGCTTCAACCGCCGACGCATGTACGCATGCACCCCTTGCTGGAGGAAACCATTTCCAGTAGGTTCTGCAGCGATGCACCGGTTGGTTTTGGCGGATTTCGGGACGGTAAGGAACCGCGATCCCCGGACTAAATGAAACCATCCGGGTAACAGGCTGAAAGCGCCCTCGGGTACTACTCCGAGAAACGCATAGGCCCAATGCGGATCCGTCTCAATCACTTGCCTGATGAAGGGCAGTGCCTGAGCCGTCACCGAAACGGTGTGGGACATCTTTTTGTCCACGGTCGCCACCTCACGACGCAAGTCGAAAGTGGCACCGGGACCCCACCCGCAATCAGCAAGTGCAGAGGGAAGACACAGCCGTCCGAGAACTGACGCAATTTTACGTTGCGCGCCGTGGAGGCGCGCTTCAACGTGAGCTGGAAAAAGCTCATAACGCCAGGCTCGAAAACGACGATTGGTCTCCATGCACCGCTGTTCAGCAATTTTCCATTTGCCGAGCGCGACAGCTTCCTTGTTTATCGTCGCACGTAATCCCTTATACTTTTGAAGGTACTCGGTAATCACGTACTCCAACATAAAGGAGTCACTATCGTTATTTGCGGTATCAGCAGCGCTAAGCTCTAAAAGAGCCGCTTGATTGTGCTTAAAGCACAACCACACTGATAAGGACCTAGGGGTATTAATGCTTTCGCAGAGAGCCAGCACAACCGGCTCAAGCGCATCACTGCGTAGCTTTTGCATATAATCCTCTGTTGTGGAAAAGAAGTTCTGACGCTGAGGCCCTTAGTACGGGCTGATCAGGTTTTCGACCAGCGAAACGAGTTGAGACTCGTTCTGCAGGTTATACGTCATCTTGCGGAGATCCTTTCGGTTCTGCAAAGAACTTCTCTCCGGCATAACGTACTCCGTGAAAGATCGCGGAACATACGAGATGGTCGGAGCGGGCGAGATCCCCGAGACAGTGTTGTTTGTCACGTTCTCGAGGATCGGCTCGTGCAGCCCCACAACGACTCGGTAGGTGCGTCCGGACGAAGCCGCTCCGGCGTTGCCCTGGGCTGGACGCTTCAGCTGATAGCTGATGCGCCAAAACCCAATAGGCGACGCTTGGGATTGGTCTTCGAACCAAAACACACCATCCTTGTCGGGTCCAAGGGGTACAAAGGTGTGGTTCACTGGGGTTGCCAGTGCGTCTGCAAGTACGATGTTAGATGCAGCCATGAGTTACCTCATTTAGATAACCCTAACCAGTTCCGTACGACTCCTCCCGAAGGAGAAATACGGCGGGAACCCGTCAACGGGTTTGGAGTGAGCGTCACTTGAAAAGCTGACGCAGAAGTGCTCCCGCGGTAGCGACTCGCTGCCACGAGAGGTCCACAGTAACACGTGGACGCGCAGGTAGAGGGTACGACGTTAGGACTGTTCGTGCAAACTGACGACGGCGCAACGCGGCTTTGGCAGCCACGGTGTACCGCATGCCTCCGGCAGTGTACGTCCACCAAGGATCAGTGGAGAACACACCGTCAAAGGCATACAGCTCAGACTTATAGCCCGTAACAAACTGCGAGTTATACAACCACGCAGTTTCTAGGTTCCGAAGATAGGAACCCACGTCGTAAAACCAGTCAACGACAAAGGAGTAAGGAACTAACTCCCAACCAAGCGAAACAGGATTTAACGACGTCCATCTTGCGATGTCGATCGTATTGCTCGGGATTTTAAGTACAACCCCGAGCGTACAGCTCTGTTTCAAGCGGCCGTATCGAGAGACCGGTGGATAGACGCCCCACACCTGAAGATTGGTGTAGTTCGTCTGTGACAACCCCTCAAAGGTACTCCTCGCTCTATACCGAATGTTCCCGGTAATACTAGTCCGAACCAGCTCATCAGCAACACCAAAGATGTCGCTAAGAAGCGGGATCCAGCCGTACTTGAGCTGAAGAAGACCATTCGCAAGATCCTTCGACCCACCACCGAACGGACGCATGCCCCCAAGCCTTCTGAGGGAAAACCTGCGAAACTCTCGCAAGGCTTTAATCATGCGCCAGGTGGCCCCAGCCTCGGCAAATGTTACACCGAGGTCAAGGCCACCTCTAACCTTGGCGTTGAGCTTCTCCAAGGCAGCGTTGTAAGCCGAAGTTCTCATGTCCCAAGCAGGGTAATAGCTATTAACTGTGTTACTCTGCCCGATAGAGCCGACATCCTGGTAATAGTCTCCGACCACCGCAGGTGATGAAACACCTAAACGGGTGCGAACACCTGTCCAACACGACTCATTCCAGCACACGTACGCCCAGTTGTTGGGTGCCACAAAGTTTCCTTTAGTGGGCACCAACGGACTAGGCAACGCGTAATGCTGGGACTGCTTCGCGTCGGTACGAGACACCAACACACCGTTCTTATAGGTGCGAAGGCCGTCAACATACTTCCAGGTACTAACGTCGATCGATTTCATGGGACACTCTACACAAGAGGAGGCAATCCAATCAGCCTAAACACGCACACGATCGTTACAACAAACAAGATCGTGAACGTGTCGAGTTTGATCTTCATAAGACCTCCTGTATAGCTTGCGACCAGTGCTCTGTAGCACCGGTAAAGTGACTGCCCAGACTACGGAGGAATAAGGACAAACAGACTGCGATGACTTCGAGCAGTAACTCCCAAGACTCTCTGTTCACGTGAACCTCCTTGAAGATTTCTTGCCTTTTTTCGGCGGCCGAGTAAGAGCACTTTGCTCCGACCCGACGTTCGAGGAAGGCTCTTCACGAGGCCGCACGCGGACAAAAGAAAGAGCCCATGAAAGTGCTACGCGAAGCCAATCGAACCTGTTCATCCCTTTCTCCGATAATGAACTTCAGCTACACAACAAGGCGCGGACCGCTTTTGACAATCCGCTCTTGTCCTGCCGACGCTTTTCCTCATGGTATTCGAACACCATGAAGTTGGCGATAGAGAAGTGTGCGAGTGACACCAGTAAGCTAGCATTCAGCTCAATGACTTGTGAATACGTCATTACCGAGAGACGTTCTGCGGAGGGCCACGCCGGCTCGAAGAGAGGATGGTACGCGGGGAGTAGTGAAACACCCCGCGGGTCACCATCTACCCAGAGCTGCGGAAGACCCTCGCAAAGACGTCGAATCTCGGCCAAACGCATCACAGCCTGAGCTTTCAGACTAGCATCACACGGCATCATCGCACATCCTCCAAGCTGAAGTGATTCGCACGTTTAGTGCGG